GTTAAATAACGTTGTCGCCGGAATAATCCGGACAGTGCTATTTAATCCGCTCATTTTGACCTCTTAATAATTCTCAGCAAAATTTCAACCACTGACGGTTTGCGCTTCGTCTGTAAACTATTTAACAGTTCTGACTGTCCATATGACGGGTGCCAGCGCTTACCATTTTTCCCTGCGATCCAGCCATGCCCGTAATGCATGGAAGGACTTTGCTTAACCAGGAGGGACGCGAACGACGGTTCAGTATTCATCATCGCCTCACATATAACCGAAAGAAGCGCCGAGGCCGTTTACGGCGTCAACCATGCTAGACATGGCCGGGTTAGCCTGTAGGCGAGCCTGCAATGCCAGTGCAGTAAGCGAAAGCATGCGAATCCCGGAGTTAACGCTCTCTATCATGCTGTTTTTACGTGACGGCGTGAGGCGCTCTTGCGAAACCGCGTTGCCGGCCAGTTGACCAAGCTCGTTCATGGCGCGCATGACGTAGGTTTGCAGCTTTTCCTGAGCCAGCTCATTTACCGGCACGCATGGCAGACAATGAATCTGCGCCAGAAAACCATCAACGAGGGTTGAGTCTTCGGTCAGGTCAGTCAGTAGCCACAATTCAGGCGGCGTGAACTGGTGAGCCTGTTCCGGGTTTAGCTTGTTGCGTAACGTCTGAACATTCATACCCGCACGCTCGGCCAGCTTCGCCATGTTGTGACGCTGCGCGAAAGCGCGGCACGCTTCGTCATAGTGGTGATGTTTGGAAATCTGAAAATCAAACATGTTGAGCCCTCAAAATTCACATAAAGTGAATTACGCACCAATAACGAGTTGAAAACGGGAATGGCCCAATGCCTTACGCATTTGTTCCTCTTTCCAGCGGGCGTAGTAGATACGAACTTGACCGCCAGCACGTTTACAGCCCTTACGGATAACGCGAGGTTCGATAGGTAAACGCGGGTTATCTCCGGTAGTCCAGCGGCGCGCAGTGCGGTATGACACCCCCTCAAGCTCTGCAAACTGTTGCAGGGTGATGATGGGTGCAGGCACTTTGATGATTGCGATTTCAGAAGCCATGTTGCATGATTCCCTATTTGCCAAAGATTGCAATTAAAGGGCCACCGTTTGCCAACATAGGGCCATCAATTGCGTAGGTTTAGCCAAAATATACTTCCCAATTGAGAAGTAGTAAATAGGTTTTATCGATATGAGAATAGATTCTTTAGGATGGAGCAACGTTGATGTATTGGATCGCATCTGTGAGGCTTACGGGTTTTCACAGAAAATTCAGCTAGCTAACCATTTCGATATTGCATCGAGCTCCCTCTCTAACAGATATACCCGAGGCGCTATTTCGTATGACTTTGCGGCACACTGCGCTCTTGAAACAGGGGCCAATCTGCAGTGGTTACTTACAGGAAAAGGGCAACCGTTCACATCTTCTGCGTCAGCCGAGGACACAATGAGCATTGAGTCATTCACATTAAGTGAAGAAATACTCAAAAGTGATGGTTCTATTACAGTCGACGCTCATTTTTTCACAAAGCCGCTTACAGATGCGATGGCTATAAGAACGGAAGGAAAACTCCATTTCATTGATAAGCAGGCATCACTCTCTGACGGCCTTTGGCTGGTTGACATAGAGGGTGGAATTAGTATTCGAGAGCTAACAAAACTCCCCGGTAGAAAATTGCATGTTACTGGTGGAAAGGTTCCTTTTGAGTGCGGCATTGATGACATAAAGACGCTGGGTAGAGTGGTAGGTGTGTACAGCGAGGTTAATTGATGACTGTCCGTAAAAACCCCGCTGGAGGTTGGATTTGCGAGCTTTATCCTAACGGGGCAAAAGGCAAACGTATCAGAAAAAAATTCGCCACCAAAGGTGAGGCGCTGGCCTTTGAACAATACACCGTACAAAATCCGTGGCAGGAGGAAAAGGAAGACAGGCGAACGCTAAAAGAATTGGTCGACGCATGGTATAGCGCCCATGGCATTACCTTGAGAGACGGACTAAAACGCCAGTTAGCTATGCACCATGCCTTTGAGTGTATGGGCGAACCACTCGCACGCGATTTCGATGCCCAGATGTTTTCCCGCTACCGGGAAAAGCGGCTAAAGGGTGAGTATGCCCGGTCAAATAGAGTTAAAGAGGTTTCCCCCCGTACGCTTAATCTTGAACTCGCTTACTTCCGCGCGGTGTTCAATGAGTTAAATCGCCTTGGCGAATGGAAAGGTGAAAATCCGCTAAAAAATATGCGCCCTTTCCGTACAGAAGAAATGGAAATGGCCTGGTTAACTAACGACCAGATTGCGCAACTGCTCG